AAGCACAATTACAAATGTAAATGCACCAAGAACTATTGTTACTTCAAATGGGTAATTTATAACAAAACTAAATAATAATAATTTAAACTATAAATACTTATAAATATGAATGTAATTAACGAAATTAAAACGCTTTTGGGTATGGAAGTGAAACTTGCTCAAATGAAACTAATGGATGGTGTTACTGTTTTAGAAGCTGATGCTTTTGAAATGGATAATGCTGTTTTTATTGTTAATGGTGAGGAAAAAATTCCTGTACCTGTTGGAGAATACGAATTAGAAGATGGTATGATTTTAGTAGTTGCTGTAGAAGGTGTTATTGCTGAAATTAAAGAAGCAGTTGTTGAAGCACCTGAAACACCTGAAGCTGAAGTAGAAGTTGAGGTTGAAGCACAAGCACAAACAGCTACTCCAAAAAGAATTGTAGAATCAGTTTCTAAAGAAATGTTTTTTGCAGAAATTGAAAAATTAAGAACTGAAATTGCTGAATTAAAATCAGTTAAAGAAGTTGTTAAAGAAGAATTAAGTTCAGATATTATTGTTGAACCATTAACACATAGTCCTGAAGTTAAAAACGAAGTAAAACTAAATAAATTTTCAACTAATCGCCAAATGACTACACAAGATAGAGTTATGGCAAAACTATTTAATTAATAAATTATGGCTACTACAACAAGTATCACAACAACTTACGCAGGTGAGTTTGCAGGAAAATATCTTTCTGCTGCATTATTATCAGGTTCTACTATTTCAAATGGTGGAATTGAAGTATTACCAAACGTTAAATTCAAATCTGTTATTCAAAAAATTGCTACTGATGCAATCGTAAAAGATGCAACTTGTGATTTTGATGCTACTTCTACAGTAACATTGACTGAAAAAGTTTTATTGGCAGAAGAATTCCAAGTTAATTTACAACTTTGTAAAAAAGATTTTCACTCAACTTGGCAAGGAATTGAAATGGGCTTTTCTTCATTTGATTCTTTACCAACATCATTTGCTGACTTCTTAATTTCTCACGTTGCTGCAAAAGTAGCTGAAAAAACTGAACAAAACATTTGGAAAGGTGTAACTGCTAATGCAGGTGAATTTAATGGATTTGCTACATTATTAGCTTTAGATGCAGGTTTACCTACAGCACAAGAAGTTGCAGGAACTACTGTAACTGCTGCTAACGTAATTGCTGAAATGGGTAAAGTTGTAGATGCTATTCCTGCTGCACTTTACGGAAAAGAAGATTTGTATTTATATGTATCACAAGATGTTGCTCGTGATTATGTACGTGCATTAGGTGGATTTGGAGCATCAGGTTTAGGTGCTAATGGTGTAAATGCACAAGGTACTTCTTGGTATAACAATGGTTCATTATCATTTGATGGTGTTAAAATCTTTGTTGCAAATGGATTAGCTGCAAACACTATGATTGCTGCTGAAAAATCTAACTTATTCTTTGGAACAGGTCTATTAAACGACACTAACGAAGTTAAAGTAATTGATATGGCTGATATTGATGGTTCACAAAATGTTAGAATCGTTATGAGATTTACAGCAGGTGTTCAATACGGAATTGTTTCTGATATCGTAACTTACGGAATTACAAATTCTGCTAACTAATATTAATTAGTAAAATTAAATAAGGGTAGGTAAAATTGCCTGCCCTTTTTTATTAATTTTAAAAAAATAAAACTATGCCTTGCGATATATCATTAGGAAGAGCCGAACAATGTAAAAATTCAATCGGTGGATTAAGAGCTGCATACTTCATTAATTGGGGTGATGCGACAACTGTAACTTATTCTGCAACTGCAGGACAAGAAGATGTAATAACTGCATTAGGTGGTACACCTGTTGGTTATAAATATGAATTAAAAGGGACTTCAACATTTGAACAAACTGTTACTTCATCAAGAGAAAATGGAACTACATTTGTAGACCAAAAATTAACTTTAAGCATTAAGAAATTATCTATTGCTGACCACAAGCAGTTGAAATTACTTTCTTATGGTAGACCACAAGTTATTATAGAAGATAATAATGGAAACTATTTTTTAGCAGGTTTAACTAAAGGAATGGATTTAGTTACTTCAACTATTTCAACAGGTGCTGCTATGGGTGATATGTCAGGATATTCTTTGGAATTTCAAGGTATGGAACCTGTACCTGCAAACTTTGTAACAGGGCCATTAACTACAAGTATTTTAGCTTCTATTGTTGAAGGTACTG